CTTATAACCTGTGCCAACATACTGCTAATCCAACGGTTGATGAAATCTTGTTCTATGGGTGTAGTCACACACGGGGTGGCTGGTGGACTGCCATAGAAAATAATTATCCGTATCAAGTGGGTTTGCAGATGAACAAAAAATCGTCTGTGCGATCTCGTTTTCCTGCAGGGTCGGACATATTGGGTAACTACCATAATTTCAATCTTTTTACCAACACTGACTTTTGTGCCAATCAGATTGTGGTATTTCAGTTGACCGACTTGACACGCATTAGATATTATGATGAGCATGCAAAAATTTTTAGGACCAAAAAACTAGATACTTTGCCATTGGACCAGGTCCTGAAACTAACGGATTATCAACTTTTTGCTGCTGTCTTTGAACACCTACAGTTGATGATAAAGTATGCTAGATCAAAGCAACTACGGTTTGTGTTCTTTAATTTAGGTGGGAGTACCGAGGCCGAATGTAAAAACAATCCTTTGCATTATCTAATAGAATATTATTTTTCTAAGTTTCCTGAATTCATTCCGGGTATGTTAGATCTGGTGACAGATTTAGCAAAAGACAATCAACATTTTGGCAGAGAATCAAATAAACGATTCGCTGATCAAATCGTTCAAAAAATTAAATTATTGTACAAATCATGATCATTGGAATCTGTGGATTTATTGGGTCAGGCAAGGACACTATCGCTGACTATCTAGTCAATGTGCGCCAGTTCCGTCGCGTGAGCTTTGCGGGCACACTCAAAGACGCTGTGAGCGCTGTTTTTGGTTGGGATCGCGAGCTATTAGAAGGACGCACCCAGGAAAGCCGCGCCTGGCGCGAGCAACGCGACCACTGGTGGAGCCAGCGACTGGGTCGGGAAATCACACCCCGACAGGTGCTGCAACAATGGGGCACCGAAGTTGGCCGTCAAGCCTATCACGATGAAATCTGGGTAGCTAGTTTGGAAAATCGTTTGCGCAACAGCCAAAACCATGTGGTTATCACAGATTGCCGTTTCCCCAATGAAATCAGTGCTATCCATCGTGCTGGTGGGCAGGTGATCCGTGTGCATCGTGGACCAGAACCCAAGTGGTATGATCTAGCTGTGGCTGCTAATCATGGCAGCTGGGCAGCCCGACAGCAGTTAGATACATACCAGATCCATGCCAGCGAAACTGCTTGGGTGGGCACAGATTTTGATGCTGTGATTGACAACAATGGCAGCTTTGATTCTACGTTTGAGCAAGTAGAATCAATGATAAAGAATCCTTAACGATCCGCCTCAAGTTCTCCGGCCTTCCAGGGCAGATCCAGGCGCTGCACTTCCACAGCGCAGTTCTGGCATATGGTGCGTAGATTGCGCACTTGACAATTACGCATGTCACCGTCGGTGTGATATACCAGAAGTTGAGCCGACACCTTGGCTCTAAACCCGCAGCGATCGCATGCGGGTTTTTTCTTGTATCCTTCCAACTGCCACTTGGGCTGCGCAGGCTTGATCTTGCGCCCACGACGCAGGCATGCTTCGCAGCGGCTGCGATAGTATATCTTTCCATCGCGGTGGCAGTTCACTGCACGGAATCTTTGATTACAGGCTGGGCATAAAGGTCGGTCCATATGGTACTTATACATGCAAACCTTACCGTAAGGGTGCGTATCACCGGCAGTTTTAGGCCATTCCGCTAAATATCTACAACTTCGGAAGGAACAAAAAATGGCACTACTATCACCTGGCGTACAAGTAACAGTAATTGACGAGAGTCAATACATCCCAGCAACCACTAACTCGGTACCTTACATACTGATTGCCACAGCGCAGAACAAGGTTTCTGGTGCCGGCGTAGGTGTAGCAGCTGGTACATTAGCAGCCAATGCAGGCAGGGTATACACCATAACCAGCCAACGCGATCTCAGCAACACATTTGGTGTACCTTTCTTCTACAAGACCACTGCTGGGACTCCCATCAATGGTTACGAACTCAACGAATACGGATTGTTAGCAGCCTACTCAGCTCTGGGCATCACAAACCAGGCTTATGTGCAGCGTGCTAACATTGACTTGACAGAACTCACAGCATCACTCACTCGTCCACTTGGTAGCCCCGCTGATGGCGATTTCTGGTTAGACACTGCCAACACATTGTGGGGCTTGTTCCAATGGAATATCACCACAGGTGCATTCACTAACCAAGTACCATTAGTGATCAACAGCAGCACCAATCTAGAAATTGGCAGTGATACTCCCTTACAAACTGTAGGTAGTATTGGTGATTATGCAGTAGTGACCTTGCCAGATCCAACCACCGACGATATACACAATCCAGTGTATTTCAAGCGCGGCGGCCCTATATCTACACAGACCAATTCCACTGCTCTCAGTGATTTGTACAACACCTGGGTTCTAGTTGGAAGTGACGATTGGAAAACAGCTTGGCCCACAGTGATAGGTACCTTGGCTCCAACCACTTTAGTGGGTAATAACACTATCATTATCAATGGTACCACAGTCACAGTACCCGCAGGTACTCCCACAGTCACAGGATTGAGTGATGCTATCAACACAGCTGGCATTGCTGGTGTGTATTCTGCGGTGATCGATGGCAAGCTCAACTTATACTGTGATAGCACTGCTACTGCTGATGGTAGCACTGCTGGTACAGGTGCAGTGATATTAACAAATGGTGTTGGAACCACACTGACTTCTCTAGGTATCACTGCTGGTAGCACCTATTACGCCCCAGAATTTTTTACTGGTTATAGCTATCAAGCACCACGTTGGAGAAGCACAGATACCCAGCCAGAACCCACTGGTTCTGTGTGGCAAAAAATCAACAACGTGAATCTTGGTGCCAACCTAGTGTTGAAAAAATATAACTCAGCATTGGCCACATGGATACAGCAGAGCTGCAACATTTATCCAACCATTTACAACGCCATATATGAACTTGATCCATCAGGCGGCGGTATCAACATACCTGTGGGCACAACCATATCTCGTGTGGATCCAGCATTCACTACTCCTACTACCGCTGGTTTAGAAATCTACGAAAAAATCACCGAAGGAGCCACTGTGGTCACAGGTGATGATAACAGTCCTGGACCGTTTGTAACAAATAATCAATTCACGATACAAGCATCACAACCTGGCTCAGCCACATTGACCAGTCTGGTCACAGCAGAGCTTTTGGGCACCGCAGTGTCAGATTTTATAGCAGCGGTTAGTGCGGCCAATGTGCCATATGTCAGCGCAAGCGTGAACAGCGATGGTGCCATAGTGTTCACCCATTCCACAGGTGGAACTATAGTGTTGACAAATACCGTAGGTAGTCCTTTGACCACAGCAGGATTTAACACATCAGTCGAAGGCGTATTACCTGGTTACAATACCACCTTGATATTGAGTCCTTTTGTGGCCCAGCCTTGGTTTACCTATGCTGCCAGTGACACCGCACCATTCCAAGATCCTGATGATGGTCGTTTGTGGTACTACAGTGCCACTAACCAAGCTGATATCATGATTCAGGATGATGGTGCTTGGTATGGTTATCAGATGGTCAACAATGATGTACGTGGTTATAACTTGACCTTGACCAATGCATCAGGACCAATCTTTGCTGCCACAGCACCGACCACTCAGAATAATACTGCGCAAAGCCCATTGGTTGAGGGCGATCTCTGGATTGATACCGCAGATCTTGAAAATTATCCCGTGCTGTATCGTTGGCAAGATGTGAATGGTACCTTGCAATGGGTCTTGATCAACAACACTGATCAGACCACCAGCAACGGTATCTTGTTCGCAGACGCACGTTGGGCCACAAACGGTGACACTGATCCTATCACAGATCCAATCCCAACTATAGCCAGCTTGCTAGTGAGCGATTACCTGGATCCAGACGCACCTGATCCTGCACTGTATCCCCAAGGTACATTGTTGTGGAATACACGTCGTTCAGGATTCAATGTCAAGAGCTTCCAAGTTGATTATTTCAACACCACCGATTATCCTAGTTTCACTGGTACAGTGACCAATGCCTGGGTCACAGCATCAGGAAACAAGAGCAACGGTGCACCTTACATGGGTCGCCAAGCGCAACGTGCATTGATCGTGGCAGCATTGAAATCAGCTATGGATAGCAGCATAGAACTGCGCGAAGAACAACGTCAGTTCAACTTGATCTCCTGCCCACAGTACCCAGAGTTGATTCCCAACATGGTTGTACTCAACAACGATCGCAACGATACCGCGTTTGTTATCGGTGACACACCATTGCGTTTGGGACTTGATGCTACAACTATCCAGACTTGGGCCACCAACAATGCCGGCGCAGGTTTGAGCACCGCAGATGGTTTAGTTAACTTTGATCCTTATGTTGGTGTGTTCTACCCCAGCTGTCAGACCACAGATCTATCGGGTTCAGCAGTGGTACAACCACCAAGCCACATGATGATCCGTACAGTGATCCGCAATGACGAAGTGGCTTATCCATGGTTAGCCCCGGCTGGAACACGTCGTGGTGTGATTGACAATGCTGCTCGCATTGGTTATGTAAATGCAACCACAGGTGAATTCGTGACCTTGGGTGTGAATCAAGGACTGCGAGATGTGCTATACGCAGCCAACATCAACCCAATCACTTTTGTGCCTGGAATCGGTATCACAAACTTTGGTAACAAAACCACACAAGGTGCTGCTACAGCATTGGATCGTATCAACGTAGCACGTTTGATTGCATTCATCCGCGGTCGCTTGCAAGAAATTGGCAAGACATTCTTGTTTGAACCCAATGATCAAATCACACGCAATGAAATCAGCAACGCTGTAAATTCGCTCATGATCGATCTTGTGAACAAGCGTGGTATCTACGATTACTTGGTAGTTTGCGATTTGTCCAACAATACGCCGGCGCGTATCGACCGCAATGAGCTATATGTGGATATCGCTATCGAACCTGTGAAGGCCGTGGAATTCATCTACATTCCGCTGCGCATCAAGAACACCGGTGAGATTGCTGCCAGCATAGCTACCACTGCTGTGGCAGGTTAATTGCATGGAGAAAAATGGGGCCGTGATCTAGGCCCCATTTTTTTAGGCCTCGGGCCAGATAAATAAAGCATATAGGAGACTCACAAATGGCCGTTTCATCGCTAACTAGAATGACAGTGCCCTTGGCAAGTGATCAGAGCAACCCCAACCAGGGTTTGCTAATGCCCAAGCTCAAGTACCGCTTCCGTGTGGTATTTGAAAACTTTGGCGTTTCAACACCAAGAACAGAATTGACCAAGCAGGTCATGGATTTCAAACGCCCGCAAGTACAGTTTGAAAATATTGATATTCCAATTTACAACTCGACTATCAAGCTAGCCGGCAAATATAGCTGGCAAGATCTTACTTGTAACCTGCGTGATGACGCCAGTGGTGCAGTAAGCAAGCTAGTAGGAGAACAACTACAGAAGCAGTTGGACTTCATGGAGCAAGCCAGTGCTGCTTCAGGTATCGACTACAAGTTTACTACAAAATTTGAAGTGCTAGATGGTGGCAATGGCGTGGCACAACCTGTTGCTCTTGAGACCTGGGAGATCTACGGTTGCTATCTGCAAAGCGTTGACTATGGCAACATGGCTTACAATGAAAGTGCCCCTGCTACTATAGCAATGACCATTCGCTTTGATAACGCACTCCAAACTCCTATTGGTTCAGGTGTGGGCGCAATAGTTGGACGCACAGTCAACGACGTAGCTACCGGGGCAGGTTAATAGTCCATGGCATTCGGCCAGGACTTTCTCAAAGGCTTTTTTGGCGCTGACAGTTTAAGAGATTATACACACGCCTCAAAAGTCTTTCGCACCAACGGGTACCAACGCGCTCCGCGCAACAAGTTCCTGTTCCATGTGTATCTAACCATCAATCAGAACATACCAGGTGTTTCTGCAGTATTCGGTAAAGATATCGCTACACTGGGACTTTTGGTCAAAAACATACAACTGCCTAATTATACCTTGGCAGTCGAAACCGCAAACCAGTACAACCGCAAACGTCTGATCCAGACCAAGATTGATTACAATCCTGTCACAGTGGAATTCCATGACGACGGTGGAGACCAGGTGCGCAATCTTTGGTACAACTATTTTGCTTACTACTACAAAGATCCTAGCCAGAAATACGGCAACAGCGCCAACACTAATGGCAGCATGGGTCCGTTAATTGGCACACCGGCTGGTTTTGATTACAACTCGCGAGATACCTATAGCCAGAGCCGCCCTGTAAACGATTGGGGTTATATCGGCGAGAGCTACAGCAGCGGTCAAGGCAAGCTACCTTTTTTCCAAGATATCCGCGTTTATGGATTTGATCAACATCAATGGGTACAGTATGTGTTGGTCAATCCCATGATCACTGAGTGGCAACATGATACCTACGATTACAGCCAAGGCAACGGCATCATGAGCAACAGGATGACCATACGTTATGAGACTGTGAAATACTATTCAGGTGCTATTGGCAAAGTCAGACCTGACACCAATGTGCAAGGTTTCGCAGATCCGGCCTATTACGATACCATACTGAGTCCTATCAGCAGACCAGGCAGCCAGGCCACAGTGTTGGGACAAGGTGGTTTGATTGATGCTGGCGTGGGTATCATCGAAGATCTACAAAGTGGTGGTGTAGCAGGTGTGGTTGGTGCTATACAAAAAGCTGGCGCTACCTACAACACCTTCAAAGGAAAAAATCTACAGGCCATAGTGATCAATGAAGCACAACAGGCCGCTAGCACTGTGCTCAGGCAAGGCTTGCCAGGAGCGACTCGAGCTGTAATTGGTACTCCAGGAGGTCAGCGAGGGGCATTAGATGGTTTGTTCTTTCCAACTCCGCCTCGAGGCAACAGCGCCAATACAGGTGTCGCATCACCCACAGGAACATACAGTCCAGGAGCGAGACCGTTAAGGCCAGGAGAATTGGCGATATAAAATGGCCACCTTAAATCAAACCAACTATAATGTTGATCAGACCGTTCGCATTTTTGATCAATTCTATAACTACGACGAAAACGTACCAGCAGATCAATATGATGCAGTACGCAGTTTCTTCCGTTCGGTGTTTAGGACCGATAGTGCTGCTGATAATTTCACCGTGGCCATATTTCGTGTGGCCCAAAACTCAGGACAAAATGCGCTTACTATATTGAGCACTTTTGAAAACAAAACCCCACCTGAGATCACAGCTACCTTGTGTTATTACCTCAACGGCATTCGCAGTCCTACCACATTGTTGGGCGTGCTCACACCCACTGTGCCTAACTATTATACTGCTCGCAACGTAAAACAATGAGCAAGTTCGCACAAGGACAGTTCTCCCCAAAGAATCCACACAAGTATGTGGGCAC